CTGCCGTCATTTAGCCGTTCGCGTAATTGCTCAAGTATGTTAAACGCCCCGCCGCTAGAATCTAATTGGAAAAAAACGAAAGGCGAAGCGTCACCTTCCCCCATATGTAGCGCAGTTATATTTTTCTGCAAATTCATAATCGCGCTTGTAACTTCCTCAGTCCCCAAAGCCAAGTTTGACATTTGCGCGGCAATTTGCCATTTCTGCAATTCTTGCGCTGATAAACCAGTTTGATTTTGAAAATTAGAAAGAGCAACCGCGCCGCGTATACTTGAGTCAATGAATCTATCCACCGCATATGCAGCAGCCAATGCCGCCCCTGCAACGATAGCAAACTTTTTAGGCAGTTCACCCATCTTTTGCTGAAAGCCCTCTAAGCCGCTCTCATCAACTTTAAAACCTATCTGTGCAAAAAATTCTGCTAATTTCATTTAATCGCCCTCATTCATTTTTCTGCTCGCTTCAAAATAATCATTCTCAAACGATTCGTAATGCAAAATATTTAAAACAATATCCGCGGGAGCTTTCAAAATGTTTTCTGGGTTGCCTTGAAAATAACCAGCTTTCGCCAACCTCAAAGCTATGAATAAAGCCTCATCTTTGACTTCTATTCTGGGAGCTTTGCTTCTTGCAGCAAGCCCAATAGATTTAACTTTAAAGCTAGCCCCTTGAAAAAAGGGAGCAAATTTACCTTCAAACACTCGAAAACTATTTCGTAATAATCCGCCCTTGCCTCCGCTTCTTCAAAAGTTGCTTTTGTTATTTTTTCTGAATTGTAAGTGCAATGCAACAAACAAAGAAAAATTGCATCTGTTACTTCTTGCGAACTATCAATTTTTGCTAGCGTTTTCAAGAATGGCGTTAATACTGAAATATCTAAATCATTGAAAGATTTTTTTAAATCTATCGCGCCCATTTCAAATTTACTATCTGCAAATTCTTTCTCAATAGCGTTTTTTAACCGCATAGAACTATCAAAATTAGCGATATTAATAACTACTTTTGCCTTGCTAGAAACTTCCATTATTGCGCGCTCCTTACTGCGTTAGCAAATTTCAAATTGTAAACCGCCACGCCTTGCTCAATATCGCCGTCTGAGTTGCTTTTGCCTTCTACTTTTTTGACAATCACGCCGCCCGCTAGTGTGTAAACATCGCGAATTTTATTACCTTGTCCATCGCCTAAATGCTTCACAAATTCGCCAATCAATAAAGTTGTGCTGGCAAAATCACTCAACATAGAAGCAATTTTTCTTTGCAAGAAAATATCATCACTTGAGCCGCGCACCAAACGCAAAACCATATCCGCATTGTCGCCTGTAGCGTTACGCGCGTAAATCGAGTTTTGGTTTTTACCAGTTTTCATTTCCACAATATTGTTAGGAAAAGTGATAGTTGAGTTATCAGCATCCGCAATGTCTGTAAAAACTCTATCTGCGATGGTTAAAGTGTCCTCGCCTGTAATTGTATATGTAGTCATATTTTTACCTCTAAATTAAATTAATCATTAACCACAACTATTACATCAGAACTGTGAATTGCTCCCGCGCGTTTCACTGCAATTTGAACAAGAGGAGCTTCGCGCGCCTCGCGTTCGATTGATGATTGCTGAACAACTGGCAAGCTGTAAATATAATAACCGCGTGTCAAAATGTTTTCTCTGAAAATTTCTGGGTTGCCGAAAGTTTCTGAGCTAGTCCAAGAACCTGCCGCAATGCTGCCGTTGCGAATAAAGCGTTCCAACACTTGAGCATAAGCATTTTTCAAACCATCCATGCCCGCTTCCGTTTGTGGCACTTTCGTATTTGTCTGGCGTAAATAATTAAAACCAGCCGCCTCAAGCGCAAATTTCAAAGCCAAATTCATGTAAGGATTGTCAAAGAAATCATTGCCGCCAGTTGAAAACACACCCGCAACGCCCCAACTTACATATAAATCAGTCCCCGCCGTATTTGCTTGCGTATACAACGTCTGATTAATATTTTTGTCTGGCGTAACCGAAGCTAGAACTTTTAAATTCATAGTTGAAGCCGTAAACGAACCGCTAAAATTCACACTAAACGCGCGACCCGCATATGCCGCTTTCATCAAATTCGCCGCAACTTGTCCGTCTGTATAAGTCAATATGCGAGTTTTTTCTTGGCTAGCAGTTGAAATTGTGGTGGCAAGCCCCGCAATATCCGCTGTGCTGCACGCTTGATGCAAGAAAAGCCTATCCATTGCTTGGATGCCCGCTGCGATAGTTGTAATCGCGCCATCCTCAAGAAATACGTTTGTAATCACGCCAGTATAACCTACGTTTTCTGAAGTGCGCGCAATAGCCGATAGAATAGTTTCACCCGAACTATTTGCCCCGCCTACAGCCGTAGCCGCCGCCGCATTAAAGTAACCCGCGCCCGCCAATGCTACGCCAGTTCCGCCAGATACAGCAGCCAACGCAACCGTTGATGCAGCTCCAACTTTCTTGCTGGTAATTTTAAATCCTGTCGCCGTTGCTTCTACGATTCCGTTAATCAAACCGACTTGCAAAATTTTAGCTACGTCTGCAAAAGTTGTCGCATTTGTAAAATTCAAACCTGTTAAATTCACCGCAACGCCGTCTATTGTTGCACGAATGTCACCATCGCTAACTAAAATAATGTCAGAAAGGTTTGCGCTAATGTCTGCGGTCGTAATTTTGCCCGATGTTGCACTTACCGCGCCAATTAATGGCAAAATAACAAGTTGTCCATCGCCGCTCAAAATGTTTGGTGACTGCGCAAAAATAGCATTTGCCATTGCCGCCGTAACTGAGCCAGTACCAAAATCTTGCGCAACTTGTCCCGCTGAAATATAAGTGCGATACTGATCAAGATTATTTGGAGTTTCGTTAGTGAAAAGCGCAAGGCTGTTAACGTTCGTTTCAGTTATGCCGCTCGGCGTGTTCTGAATATTTACGTTGATAATATTTGTAATAGGGATAATTGACATCTCAATCCTCAGTTATGTTAAATTCTATAATTCCTGTTCCTGTTCCTATTGTCACCGCATCATCTACCCTAGTGCCGAAACTATCGTAGTAATCGCCATTGACGGAAGCCAACACCTTTTCTTTACGATACCACACATGACAAGGAATTGAAATAGTAAATCTATTTAGCAAGCTAGTTCCCTCCGCATCGGATGTGTTTAGGAAACCTTGCGATGACCTAAATATGGAAAAACTATTTGCTTCCTGCACCTGTTCGGAATAAATCGATTGAATTGCCGTCAAAATTTCCCAACGTCTTAAAATTGCATCGTTGTTTCTGCTAACAATATCAACTTGAATATTTTCACGCATTTGCACTTGCTGAATTTCTTTCATGCCGCCCGCGGTCGCTTCGCAATAATTGTTGTTAGCCAAAGTTTGAGCATCCGACATTCCTACGATTATAAACATATCTGGCGTGTTCGGAAACTTCACGTTTTGGCTTTTTATCCAAACATGCTGCGCATCTAGCTGCATTTCTGAGCGTATAATATCAACTAAATATGATTCTGTCGTATTAATCATTTTGGTAATCTTCTAAAATATCGTATTGAATATAGTTATTGAGCGAATAATCTTTAACGCCCATAACCTTATATTTTCTGCCGCTGTAAACAATTATATCGTTAGTCTTTAAATTCAAATCACCCGCCTTGCAATGTATCATAAGCCACGTAAAAGAGCGCAAGCCCTCTGGTTTTAATTGCAAATCCTCCGCGCTCATAGGCTGCACCACGCCGTTAAAAACTAGCGATGTTGTCGTATCATCCATAAACCCTAGCGCATTAATTGCTTGCGTAATCACCGTCAAAGTGATTGAGGAAAACCAACCTGCAAAAGCCGCGTTAATTTGCGGCATTAAATTCACTTGATTGAGTTTTTTTGCGCCCATGCCTGTTAATTTAGCTGCCATCTAAACCTCGCTTGTGACTGAACGGCGCAACTGGCTTGTGTCTATTAGCGGTCTACTTGATTTTTTCGCGCGAATTGTCGCAGGTTTTAAAGCCGCCCAAGTTCCAAAACCGCCGCTAGTAAATGCGCCGTTAATAATTTCCTCCGCCTTCAAGCCTATCAATGTCAAAGCCTCCTCGATTTTTAGATCAGAAACCAACGCTTTTATCTTATCGCTTGCAATAAATGTTTTTAATTCTGGTCGCTCAATAGGCATACGCAACCACGAGCGCGCGGGTACGTTATTAGCTATTGAACCAAACTCATGGAAAACGCCTATTTCAGCATTGCCCGCCGCTTCTTTTCGTGCATTTTTTGCCGCTAAAATCCCAACCTTAACCGTTTGCCCTTTATCAAAAGCGGCTTTCAACTTATCTAAACCAGCAAAATTTAAAGTATATTGCGTCATGGCTGGGTTGTTCCCCCAATCGCAATCATATTTCCCACCAACTTTGGCATTACAAGGCTCAAATATTTAAGCCCATAAGATGATTTTGCGAAAAATGCTAATATCGGGTCGCTTGTGTAAGCCTCTGGGATAGCGTAAGACTCCGAAACGTTGCCAACGCTGCGAGATGCCACCGAGAAGCTGCCCGCCCCCGCCACGCCTTGCTGCGCCGCATTTATATCATTAGCTAAATAGTGCGCGGTCAAATATAAATAACCTAGTGTTATTTCATCATCCGTTCCGAACAATCCTTGATTAAATGAAATTTTGGCTTCCGCAAAAGCCTTTGCAATATCCGCATCAAGAACATAATTAAAAAGCTCATCAACAATTAAAGTCCACGAAGCCGTTACAGTTGGCAAATCGGTCGTGCTTGCCACCGCGCAGCGATAAAATTGTTTTGTGGGTAGATAATAAACTTCGTTTGACAGCACATAAGTATCAGCCGCCTGCCAAGTAATTAAATACGGAAAATCCCGAAAGAAATTGTCCTTAA